ATGAGGATAGAACAATCGGTGAAAACCCTAGATAAAAAATGCTTGAACAAGAAGTATGATGGGTTCATCCAAGACATAAGCGCAATTCAGAATGATCTAGTTATGCTCAGTCATTGGATAGGTGAACAGCAAGTTAAACATAGTCAATATTTAAACAGGAGTAAATGATGAATAGTGAACAAGTGTTAGCAATGCTCAAGACAAACGTCAACGAGCATACAGAGAAGAAAAACAATCTTACATACCTATCATGGGCATGGGCTTGGGCAGAGGCTTTAAAGGCCGATCCTGAAGCCATATACAAGATAGAAATGTTTGGCGATAAGTGTTTCATGGACATCAACGGAACAGCGATGGTCTTTGTAACAGTCACTATGTATGGCAAACCAATGACTTGCCAACTTCCTGTGATGGACTATCGCAACAAAGCAATCCCTAACCCAGACGCATTTGCAGTTAATACAGCCATCATGCGTTGTATGACCAAGGCTTTGTCATTGCATGGTTTGGGCTTATACATCTATGCTGGAGAAGATTTGCCAGAAGGTGAGAGCGATGAAGGCACTCCTGACGAGGGACGGATGCTTGACTACATTGCGGCTATTCAAGCCACCACCACAGTTGATGAACTAAAGAACATCTACATCGAGGCATTTGCGGCTACTGATGGAAACAAGGCATGGCAGACCAAGATGATTGCGGCTAAAGATGCAAAAAAGAAGGTGCTGAAATGAAAGATATACCAGCATTTCCTAGCAAGCAAAAAGCATTGATGATTAAGTCAGAACATATTGATATTGCTAGTGAGTACGAGATTGAACATAACGGCATGACATTGCGTGATTACTTTGCGGCAAAGGCTATGGAAAAACTAATGGGAAAAATGTACGACTCTATTCTTGAAGTATTAAAGCAATCGTATGAGGATGATGCCGCAAAAGAAATGTCAAAGATCATGGTTGCTGATACAACCTACGAATGGGCAGACGCAATGATGAAAGCGAGGGGAGCATGAGTGAAGTAGAACAAGGCAGTCCAGAGTGGTTTGCTCAACGTTGTGGCAAGGCTACGGCATCACGCATCTCTGACATAGTTGCTAAAACAAAGTCAGGTTATTCAACAAGTCGTGCTAACTACATGGCTCAGTTGGTAGTCGAGCGTATGACTAACCAAGTCGCTGAGTCCTACACCAATGCGGCTATGGAATGGGGTACTGAACAAGAACCATTTGCTAGGGCGGCATACGAGGGCAAGACAGGCATTTTGGTGGACGAGGTAGGTGCTATTGACCACCCAACCATTCCAATGTCTGCCGCTAGTCCTGACGGGCTTGTAGGTGATGACGGGTGTTTGGAGATCAAGTGTCCCCATACAGCCACCCATATTGATACTTTGTTGGGTGACGAGGTAGCAAAGAAATATTACGATCAGATGCAATGGCAGATGGCTTGTGCAGAGCGTGATTGGTGTGATTTCGTGAGTTTCGATCCACGGATGCCAGAGGGACTTCGGTTGTTCATAAAGCGTGTACCTAGAAGTAATTTGTACATTGCTGAACTAGAAGGAGAGGTTATTCAGTTCTTAGCGGAAGTGGATGACAAAGTTAATAAGTTAAATCAATTGAGAGGTTAATATGGAAAAACGTGATAACAGTGGTGTTTTGTTCAAATCGGATAAAAAAGATAATGAACGTGCGCCAGAATATAAAGGCAACATCATGGTAGACGGAAACGAATACTGGATAAGTGCTTGGATTAAAGAAGGTAAAAATGGCAAGTTCATGGGTTTGGCAGTATCTCCACGGGATGCACAGCCACCAGCAAGCAAGCCAGTTCCTAAGAATCTCGATGACTTGGATGTGCCTTTTTGATATGTGAATAACGGGGGAAAGCGGATGCTGACACAACAGGTTTGGACTCCCAAATGTCGGTGTAGCGAGTACCCCACCCAATTTTTAACAGGAGTTGATATGGTTTTTAACAGGAGTTCTCAAATGAGTTTATTAGACAAAACATGGTTTGGCGGTGAAGTAGAGAAGTTCTTTGGCTCACCAGCCTTCAAGTTGGCAAGGAAAGACTCGCCACAAACGAGCAAACAAGCGGCATTACTGGTCAACACGACTAGCCTAGAACAATTGGTTTACGAGACGATTGCCACATTCCCTGATGGCTGTATCCAAGATGAGGTGTTGGCAAGACTGCCAGGCAAGCCCTACTCTAGCGTCACAGCAAGATTTAAAGGATTGCTAGAAAAGGGGTATATTGAGGATACGGGTTTGACACGAGCAGGTTTGTCAGGCAAACAACAACGAGTTTTAAAGGTCAAAGTATGAGTGAAGTCTTAATCTTTGTAGCAGGGATGATTGCACCTGCTTTTGTAAGTGCAGTTCTAACCCTCTTTAAATGCTTTGAGGACGTAATCAGGAGCAAGGTCAAGTGATAGAGACAATCCTCACTATCTTTGTCTTACTCATGCTAGGCGCACTTATAGGCGTAGGCGTGTTATTCGCTGTCCTTTGGTTTAGCCAAGAGAAATAATGGAAAAACTTATGCTAACTCAATCTCGATTGAAAGAAGTTCTTTCTTATGATCCTGAAACTGGATTGTTTACAAGAGTTTCTACTAAGACTAGATATAAGGCTGGCTCTATATCTGGCTCTCCACAAAACAAGGGCTATGTTCAAATAATGATTGATTCATATAATTATTTGGCGCACAGACTTGCTTGGTTATATGTTTATGGAGAATTTCCAAAAGGTCAAATAGACCACATAAACAGGATAAAAACAGACAATAGGATTGCCAATCTTAGGGATGTTGATAACTCAATAAATCAACTAAATATTGGCGTTAGAAAACATAACTCTAGTGGCGTAACAGGAGTTATGAAAGACACAAGATCAAACAAATGGGTTGTGCAACTTATCTTTGACAACAAAAGACACTATCTTGGAAGATATGAAACTGTTGCAGAAGCAAAGATTGCCAGAGAAGAAAAGGAAAAAGAACTTATGCGCCTAAAACTTCAAGTGCATGGTTTGTGTGCTTGACCCTATCTTCATACCCGATAGTCCCGCCATTTATCCGTTTGGTTAAGGCTAGCCAATCTCCAGACTCAGCGATTTGATTGCAGTTATGAGTCGCCCAATACCAGCCAGCACTTATAGCGGCATATTGGGCAGTTCTCACTAGGTCTGGTTGCATCACAAAGTCAACCCCACAAGCCTTCCCTGCGTGGTAGAAATTATCGTGTCCCGTCAACTGTAACCAACCTGATCCACGAAACCGATACCCGTCACCAGAGGCTTCATCCCTATTTCCCATACGATTGCCGTAAATCCTGTTGGCAATACGTTTAGGCTGTCTTTCGTATGCCTTGGCCTCTTCAGGCGTAAATCCCCATGCCCTTTTAGGTGTTCTAGGGAACAATTTGAGCAATGTTTCAGCCCTATACATTAAATTTTCTTCAAGTGTCTTAAAGTTACCGCACTCATGACCGCATTGAGCAATGAAAGCCGCCTGTTGTCTAACTGTGTTTATATTCCACTTCTGGAATGTTTCTCTAAAGACACCCTCCAAACTAGGATCAATGTGTAGTTTTACCAATTGGTCAGCGTTTACTGTCATTTACTTTCTCCATTACTGCTTGGTAGGCTGATATACACGCATTTAACTGCAATGTGTTTCTATCCCCTTGGGCTACTATTTCTGCGATGGCGGCGAGGGTTTGTCGTTCTGCTTCGTCAGCAGTTGAGTTAGCCTGTCCGTTAGGTTGGCTTCCCGCTTTTGGGCTATCTCCGCTGGCAGGGGTGGGACTTGAACTGGTTTGTACGCAACTTGTGGACGGGAGGCGCACCCTACCAGCACGAATAGCACGATCAAGACTAGACTGTTTTTCAGTAATGGCATTGTTAGCCTCCATCAATTTAGTTGAGTTTTCATTAAGTTGTTTGGTGAGTTCTTGCTCTTTTACACGGGCTTCCTCGTTCTTGACAGCAATCTCTGCTTGCATCTCAATATCACGATCATCCCATCCCTTATGGTGTCCATAGAAATAGACGCTTACAGCCACCAAGATAGCACCCAATATCATCCAAGGATTAGGAATCATTCGTCAGCCCTCGCTAATGCCCTCTCATTGGCTATTTTCTCCTTCTCAGGGTCAATATAGTCAGGCGGAGTAGTAGGCGGTGGTGGTGCTCTCCATTCTTCATCGAGCGGAGGATTAACCCATGCAGGTAATGCACCTGAAGGCGATGTCCAAGTAGAGGTGCTAGGGGGCGTAGGGGGTGGTGTAGGGGTGCTAGGAGGGGGTGG